GTAAATATAAGACTACCGCCTTTGACATTTACAGCATTTAATATTGTTCCTGCAGTTTGCAAGCTAAAGTTACCAGCTTGGTTATTAGCTGCTGCTGTCCATTGGTTTCTATCTTCTTGGTCTGACCAAGCAACATCTCTTGGCACTCCTGCCGCTCCAAGACACATTACAATACGCTCTGGCGTTACTAATACTGCTCTATTACTTATTGGTGCATTTGTTACTTGTGTAGCATCAACATTTACATCTACATTCCATTCGTATAATTTACCATCATCAGGCAATACACCTAGTAATATTTGACCAAAAGTGTCTAATGACCATACACTTGCTGGATTTATAGTATTAGTTACAGCAGGGTTACTAACCCCATACGGGCCGCGACCATATAAACCTGTGCCATAACCAGCACCTGTATCTGCATCTGCCCTGCCTGTAGTCAATCCAGAAGGCGTAATATCTGTTACAGCACCTCCTACAGTCATAGCGTACAAGTTACTGTTGGTACCTATAGCGGCAAATATTTGATTACTGTTATCACGCCAAGATATAACACGTCTTGCTTTGCCGCTTACAGTTGTAGTTGTTCTTTGCCTCCAACCGCCTATTGGCCCTAGTGCTCCAAATTGCCAGCGCACAAGGTTAGCATCAAAGTTACGGCCTTTTGACTGATACTCTGTGCCGTTGGTGTATACACCTGGTGGTATGTTTAATGGTACTAACATTAACTAAAACTCACTGTAACTGTATCTGAATTTATTACGTTGCCATCATCATCTGTTACTTGACATCTGTAAACAGCATTTCCACCTTGCAATGCGTAATTAAAACCAAATCTTGTAGCGTACTGCGTAGGGAGTTGTGGAAATAAATTTATGCTACTTACAGTGCCAGATATATAGAACCATTGATATGTAAATGGCGCTCTACCGCCTGTAACAGTTACCGCTGTATAGCCCGTGCCAGGACTACTTGTAACGCCTGTGTAACTACCTATAGATGAGTTATATGATGATAAGCCAGACAATGTTGTTTGCGTTAATGTTGCTTCAAATGCAGTAGAAACAACTTCCCATGCACTACCATTCCATCTTTTAACACCACTGTTAGGTTCTACCCACGCACTACCGTTGTAATACTTAGCTGTTACCTCTGCAAATGCAGTGCCGTTATACGTTTTTATTGCCATTATACTGTTGTATCAAACCAAATGTCATCTGTTAATGGACTGCTAGGTGCTGATGTGCCTACAGTTATTGTTCTGCCATTGCCACTAGCGTGTGTTACTTTGCTGTCTAATGCAGCTTGCAAACCGCTTGTTTTTGCTATTGTAAATGTACTGTCAGCTACAGTAGCAAGTGTTGTAGCTAACGAAAAATTACCTGTACCATCAAATGCTACACTTCCTGTTACAGCGCCTGTTAACGTTACTGTTCTAGCAGTAGACCATTTATCTGCTGATGTTGCATTGCCTGTCACAGCACCCGTTACGTTACCTGTTACGTTACCTGTAACATTGCCTGTTAAATTACCAACAAATGTTGGCCCTGTTACTGTGCCTGTAAATGTAGGATTGGCTATTGGTGCTTTAGCATTAGCTAAGTTTTCATTAATCTTTACTTGTGCATCAATCGCTATTTGCGTAGCGTTTAAATCACCGCCCCATGTATCTTGTGCAGTGCCTGGTGTATTATATGTCCAGCCATAGTTAGTTGTTGTAGGCATATCAATAGTATCCTGCTGTTGCGTTAATCATCTGTGGTTTTGTTCCTGACATTCTGCGTTTGTCTTGGTCATTTAATGCCTTTACAGCATCTTCAAATAATGCACTCCACACAGGCAATCTAGAGTCATCATTGAGAAATGGTGCAGCGTGTAATAGTGTACCGTATAAATATATTTGTGGCGATTTGCTTAATAACCAATTTGTATCTACATCATTTACTAAAGGCGTTACTTCAGCCAAATATCTCATAATACCTATAGTAGCATCTGGTGGAAATGGATAAAATAATAATTTAGTGCCTTGTATCGAATAAAACCTAGGTATACCTGAGTCAGCGCCTATGCCATCCAATGAGTTATGCGGTACGTATTGCAATGGATATTCAGAGTTTTTCATCTGTATATTACGCATCTCTAAAAAGTTTGTGGGCAATGTTGTTTGCCCTACATTAATAGTAAACTCAGTGTATTCTTCCATCTCAGATACATTGACTTTGCGGTTAACGCTTTCTTCATTCATTTTAATAAAATTAGGTATTTGTGCAGTCAAATCATCACGATTTAACGTGTCATTTATAACTGTTTTTAACTCGCCTAGATTTGCAAATGCCATAACTACACCTTAAACTGCGCCACTCGCAATGCTTGAAATTCATTACTATTTAATTTTTCTACAACACGAGGCCAATGGTCTTGATTAAATACATCAATGCCTTCTGTTGCTTTCCAATGCTGTATAAGCCCTAATGGTATTGTGCCAACCTTTACCAAGTCAGCCTTGCCCAATGTACCTTTAGCATCATATTGTTGTCTTTTATTATCATCTAATATTTTAGTGACATCTTGTTCTGTTTTTACATACATTTCATCTGTTGCACTATCTACTGCCAGGCTGTGTTTCATGCCTGTTGCTGCATCATATGAAAATGGTTTAAAACTACTCATGTTAATCCCTTGCTACAACTAAATCGTTTTCTTCTAGTAATTTAGCTTGTGTTGCATTTGTTTTAAATATGTCGCCTTTTTTGTAACATATTTCACTGCCATCAGCATTATTTTTACCTGTTCTAATGCAAGCTATAGCGCCTTTTTTAGTAACTATGCATTCAATACCATCATCTTTTTGTATTTTAGCTTTAATCTTTGGTGCTTTTGCTTTTGGCATATCTTTCTCCTAATTGTAGGGGCTGGCAAATGCCAACCCCCATTCGTTACCTAATATTAGGTTAAGTCTGCGGCTACGCCTAGACCTTTTTCGTTCTTAACGATAAGTGTCATATCACCAAGGATTTGACCTTTTTCGTTGTCACCAGTTTTGGATAGTTCTTCATAACGTGGTGAGCGCAATGTACCTAATGTACACATGGACGGGTCTACAAATAGAGCATCGCGTGTTAGGCCATACTGTACTGGTATTATAGTTAGTTTGCCGTGGTTAGACAGATAAACGTCTGCACCGCCAACAACTACGCCTTCATCCATTCCGTTGATTTCATAACGGTTAGCTGCAAGTCCAGCAAATCCAGCAAATATTGCTTTATGAGCAGCACTCATGTAGATTTGTGAGAATGTAGCGCCATTATTAAATCCAGATTGAATTACGGAATCCATAATAGTTTTAGTAAAAGTACGCTGTGTACCATTTGTAGCAGCAGCACAATCTGTTCCGCTATATCCACCATTAGCACCATTTGTACCACGCGATACGTTTGAGGTTGCCCATGCTAATGCACCAGCAGCTTTACGACCAGTTGTACCTGATTCTTCAGATGAAGCAAAGTTACCAATAAAACGTGCTTCAAAGTCACGCTTTAGCTCAATACCTTTGATAAGCTTTTGTCTAGCCATTTCTGACGCTACGCCAGCTGAGTCAACAGCTTCTTGTATGCCAGCTACAACTACCGCACGCTTTTTAGTTTGTACGCGGTTAGCAACACGAGTTCTTGTGTTAGCTTCGAATGATGTAGTATCATCACCATCAACTTGTGCTGAAGCAGCATCTGGAGTTGCTAGTGTTTCTGTTTGCCACTCATGACGTGTAGCAGTAACTTTAACGCCGCCGCCTTTAATGTTTGAGCAGAATGGTGTTTTCTCAGGAGCAACGCGCTCAATGAGGTTTGAGAGGTCTTCTCTGTTGCCAGCAACACCTGCTGGTACGATTGTGTTTGTTGGTGCAGCCATCTTAATATCTCCTGTTGATAGCTAACTCGATAACAATAACGCTACAGCATCATCTAATGAATTAGACTTGTTGAAGCGCTTTGCAGCACGAGCTTTTCTTAATGAATTTGCATTGCCTGCTGATTTGCCTTTTGACTTAATTGTCTTAGGCGCAGGTTTTGCGCTAGTTTTTGAAAGTTTCTTTTGACTATTACGGTATTTTATACCATCATAAGCCAAAGCTAACATTCCTGGTTTTGCAAACCTAAGTTCTTCTGGTGTAGCGCCTAAATCCAACAATGTCTTAGTCAATGTTTGTTGTATTTCTGGCCCTTTAACAGCATCCAATAAATCTGGAAATAGTTTAGGTACATTTGCAAAGTTTTCTTGCAATATTTGTTGCTCATATTCTTGTTGTGCATTAACCGCAGATTCTTTATGAACCTCTAAGGCTTGCGACTCAGCTTCAAACAACGCTTTGTTTTGCAAGTATTCTGATGGGTCTCTTTGCGACATAGCTACCCAATCAATGTTATTCCAACGCTCATCAAACAGTCTGTCTAATGTTGCTGTTTCAGTTTGCACTGACTCAATAACATTATGTAGTTGTTCCATACGTTGCATTGACTGTTTAGTTACTTCAGCCGCAGCTTGTTGCGCTCTAGTTGTTTCAGCTTGTGACCGCTTAACTTCGTCTGCAATAACAGATTGTGCTTCAGCAGGCAGTGATGAAAAAACATCTTTTGCGCCATCAGTCCAGAATTGGGGTGCATCGATTGACGGAACATCTTCTTCCGCTTCAACTTCCTCAACTTCTTCATCTTCAAGGTTGACCTCGCTATCGTCAGGCTCCTCGTCGTCGTCGATGGCTTCTGGTTCACCATCTAGTTCAGTATCTTCTGTTTCTACTTCCTCTACAGCATTTGTAGTTTCTGCTTCTTCAGGCTTTGGCGGCTCTAACTGTGTTAGCTCGCTTACGGCTTGGTCGATACTTAAGGGGGCTTCATTACTCATTTCTTAGACTCCTTCTTGGTTAATCTTATGAGTGTCAATGTAGTTGTTTAGTTTACGTGGAATCTCACGGCACACATTGATAAGTGCTATAAGTTCACGTCGTTTATCTTCGTCTTTTGCTCCTGTTTGCAAGAGCGTTTCATATGCTATTTCTTCCATGTTTTTTAGTGCTGTAGTTGTCAGTTTTAATTCACGTTTAGCCTGTGTAGCGTTCGTGCTTGCTTCTGCGCTATTTATTGTTGTCATGTTATAAGGCTACCACCAGGTCTAAATGATGATACTTCTTGTTTATACTGCATTTCCATTTCACGCATCTGCACAGCCAATGCTGTTTCTCTGTCAATTTTTTCACGTTGCAATGCATCGTTTGCAGCCATTTTTTCACGCTCAATTTGCATTCTGCTATCTATTTCGTATTTTTTAAGTTCCATTTCTTGTTGTTTAGCTTGTGCTTCCATTTGCATTTTTATTTGTTCGCTGTTATCTTGCGGCTCTTGGCCTTGCTCACCCATGCCAGGTTGTGGTGCAGGGAAAAACATTTCAGGTGCTTTTATACCAGCTTTTGTAGCATATCGTATTAATGCAGCGTGTATTGACTCAGGTGTTGCAAGCGAACCTTGCGGCGCACCGCCTTGCTGACTCACAATTGCAGCTTGCAGATTTATAACTTCTTTAGCCAACAATGCTTCTTGTTGCTTACCACCAGCACCAACGCCAATTTCTATAGTCATATCGTGTCGCCTACCCCATTTTGTAGGGTCTACTTGTGTCCACTTACCTCTAAGACGGACATAATCAGCTTCCGTTGCATAATCTTTAATAAGACAATGTATACCTAACATCATATCTTTAATACCGCCTTCAGCAAAGATACGTGCCATTAGTCTTGTACGTTTTTTACCTTCAGAAAGCATTGTAAGCGCTCCTGAGGCCGTTTCGTGCAATGTGTCAGCCTTTATACCCGTTTCACCGCGCATGATGCCTGTACGACGCTCTGCCATGACATTTGCTGTTTCTAGACCTGACATATAGTCAAAACCACTGCCAGCCAGTCTAACTGGTCTTACGGCACCGCCATTGCGTGACCTTATTGGTGCGCCAGGCGTATTGTTGAGCA